GAATTCGTTTTTGGCCATTTAGGTTTCCTATTTTATTTTATTTACTTGCTAGGTCTTTTGCTAACTTGTCGTAATCTGGTTTGTCTTGACCTTGTAATTTTGCAACTAATTTGTCTTGAAGTTTTTCTGCCTCACGAGATAGTTTTAGCAGTTCTTTATCTTGTTTAAAAAGATTAGTTATGAATTTATTTCCTTTTCTTTTGCCTACATTTTTCCAAAAGGTATCCATAAATTCATATAAAACTCTCTCGTTTTTTATTTTATACTTTGGCATTGTGTTTTTCTCCGAATGATTAAAACTGAATAATTCTTATCAATTATAAATATCAAATTATCTAAAAATTACTTTCGTATTGGAGTTTTGGATTGGGATTTTTTTCTTGCTTCTTCTATGGCAGCATTTTCATCATTGTATTGTTTTTGCAATCGTTTGAGGTAGTAAGTTCTTAAATATATTGGCATATTATAGACCTCACTAAAGTTGAATCCACCTTTACCATGAAAGATTAAAGTGAATATGGCATCATGAATATTTGGTTTATCAGATGGCTGAAGGCCAAAAAAACTGAGCGGTTATCGGAACCGCCACCTCCTCCAAATCTCCATTATCATACTCAATCGTTTCTGATAAATTGACGTCTGGTGTTAATGTTATTAGATTTGCCCTATATGAAAATGAATCCATTGATAGAAATTCATTATCCACAAAATTATTTATAAATGCTCTTTCATCATTACCATCAACTGATAATATAGAGGCCTTTAAACGAGTGGTAATTTCACTTGTAATTCCAGAATCCTTTGAAAGTTTTCTGAGTGCCTTTAATTCGGCATCTATGTTTTTTTCTTCTCGTTGTGTTAATAATTTAAAGGTAACTTTTCGTTTGGAGTTTGGTAACTCAAATGAAAATTGATTCTGACCTTTAGGTTGTGATTTAAAATCAATTTTTTTATGTTCTAATTTAGATAAATCTATCGTATGTGTTTTTTTCTCATTATTACTTGGATCAGTATATTCAAATTTATAATCCTTACCATATGCAAGTATTCTCGAAGCTATCATTATTGCGTTCTTATCACCAATAAGAACATCATCGAGGTTCACTCCCTCAGAAACTATTAATGCCTGCAATAATTTATCCAACACTATACCTTTTTGTATTAAGTTTGCAGATGTTAAAATATCTTCTTCTTTTGCCGTCATATATTTTATTTCTACTTGTCCACTTGATAATGGACTATCGGATGGATAAAAATGTCCTTTTGAGGGCAAATCTATCACTTCTGTGGGAAACTGGCGTTTTTCTTCTGCCATTATATTCTCCTTTGTTGTATTTTATTTTATTGTATTTTATACAATATAACCAATTTATAAAACTATAATGCTGGGTATCGGTTAAAATACCCAGCTAATTTATTTACTTCACTTCGGGATTTGATTTCCCAACAGCGTCTCTAACGGAATATAAACCGAAAGATGCTAGTAGTGTCCAAACTATTTCAGGTACTTGATCTACAACACCTGCTGCTTGGAGAACACCAACAACACCAGCTACTACTGATGTCCAAATGGTTTTTGATTTATACCACTCTTTGTCTGCTATTACTGACATAATATCTCCTTGTATTATTGTTATTTAGAATTGTAATATTGCGTAATCGTATCTCAATGTAAGAGTAATGTCTGCAGGATCAGTAGTGTTTGACCAATCCAAGTCATTAAAATTAGCGTTTACAATAAAAGCCCCTTTTAGTGTCCACTCCTCGACTTTATCACCAACGGGTCCTAATACATTAATCGTTATATCTTTTTTGTAGAAGTCTGAATATCCATCTCTACCCGTTACTGATTCATGACCTAATCTTACCCATTCCATAACTGCCTGTGCTCCACTTGGAACAATCGGGTCATATAAACTAACTTCTAATTCTTCCCAAGAACCCTTACCTTTGAGATATCGTTTTACATTGATGTGGTCAAGTTCGATAGTTTCAAAAGCAATAGAAGGTCTATTAGCTGTCTTAATAAGATAGGCTGGAATACCTTCTATATACATGATATACCGATTTTTCGTTTTCGGTTCAAACGGTGTAAACATTATTTCAGAAGGATCTAATAATTCTGCCATTTTTAATCTCCAATAAATTTTTTCTTCAACTATAAATATCAGGTTTTATAAAAAAACATCATATTCAGTTTTCATAGTTTTATAGAAGTTATATTCTAACCTCATATATAAATATACAAGGCAACAAAAAACCCCTCAAAAAGAGGGGTTTTTGTTTAGTTAATCTATTGATTAAACTTATTCAGGAAATGCTGCTCCTGTTGGTTGAACAATGAAGTCCAATACAATAAACTCAGCTGTCCTTGTTGGTTGGATAAATATCTGTCCAACAAGTTGATTTCTATCAACGACATCTGGTGTATTGTTAGTATCGTCCATTACTACTCTGAATGCTGACAAACCACTATTGGCTTGAACTGATTCTAAGAAAGGATTTACGATATTCATAAATCTATTTCTTGTTCCTGCAGTATTTTGTTCGAATACTAAATACCTACTTGAAGATGCAATAAACTTTTTAAGTTTAATTAACAATCTACGAACATTCACTCTATCAAGTGCTGATGGTCTAGCTTGTAAGGTTTTTTGTCCCCACACACATACACCTTGACCTGGGAAAGAAGCGATTGGATTAACTCTATCTTCATAAAGGTCATCCCTTTCAGAATGAGTCAATCTTGTTTGTGCTTCTAACACACTTGTCAATCCACCACGATTCAAACCAGCTGGTGCGAACCATTCGTGAGCTACCTTATCAGTAAATGCTATTACTCCAGGTAATACTACTGATGGCGGAACCCATACAGGTAATGATGTATTTCTATCTACAATCTTTACCCAAGGATAATATGCTGCTGCGTAATTCGTATCAAGTGCTGATATAGCTGATGTTGCAGTTGCTATCGTATCACCATACTTAGTACAATCTAATACATAGAATGCATCACCACGAGATTCCATCTTTGAAATAGCGTGATTAGTAATCTTACTATGTAATCCATGAACTATTCCAGGTGTTACCAACATATTGATATCAAATTCATCAGGATTACTGATTGCGTTAATAGCTTTCTTATAAGCTACTGTACCACCAGTTGATGAGGTTGAAATGTCAAATCCTTGTGTATTGGTATTGACAATATCTGCTCCTACGAACTTTGGTGCTGCTGGATTAACACTATCGAATCCACCTTGAAATGGAACAACAAATTTTCTCTGTTTAATGTGAGAAAGTGTTAAGTTAATCGCTTCTGATGCATCTGAGAATGTGTCACCAAGTGTTGAAGCGTCTGCATGTCCATTAAAGTTTTCAATACTCATAGTAGTATGGTTTCCACTACCAAAGTTGTTTATAGGTGCTAGATATTCTCCAGCATCTGCGTTAGCGAAGTCGTGTCCAAAGAATATATTACTATCAAATTCACCATTACTATTAACCTGTGTGTCTTTAAATGACCAAGTTGGAATGGTTGTGTCTGAACTACCGAATGGATTTGATATTGCTGCGTGTCCCATTGGAACTACGGATACAGGTACTTCACTATCTGCAATTGCTTGGAAATCAGATACATAGATGTATTTAGACATATTTGGCCAATCACCATTGTAAGTGAGTTTACCATTTGCGTCTATTGTTACATATCTATCACCAATTCGTCTTGCAAAATAATTAGGACTTGTAGGATCGAAATTTAATCCATCAAATTGTTCTAATATATTGTCTTTGGTTTGATTATTATCATCTAATCCCGTCTGTCTTAGTTGTAATGAAAATGAACCAAAATCACTACCAGCTATTGAACCAGCTTTCTTAATATTTAAGATTGCGACTTTGTATTTGTTATTAACATCACTTCCGTGTGAACGAGATTGAACTTTAAACAAGTTATACTTAGAATTGTTTATAGTTTGTGATTGTATAGATGGTGTACAAGCGTTATCATAAGTTACTGCTAATGAAATTGTTCCATCTTCCACACTTAAATCATCTGTTGCTCCCCAAGATTTACCACTTTGTTCATACTTGAAGTTCTTATACAGATAAGCTGCTACTGTACTTGTTCCAGATTTTGCTACTTGTGCATCTCTACTAAATACTTCATCAATATATGATGCGTAAGTACTTCCTGTGTGAAATCCAAAAGTATAAGTTGTTGAGGTCAAACTATTTGCTCCCCAATTACTACCACTTAATACAAGTGAAGCTGATGCCCAATTACCACTAATCGTACTACCTTCTAAATCAGCTGCTCCATTTGCTCCACCTCTTGATGGTGCCAATATCGCAAGTGTTGTAGCTCCTACTGAAGCCGCTCCACCACTCAATGTAGTAGTTGTACTACCCGATACGAATGTGAAACTATTTGCTGATGTTCCAGTTGAAGATGCACTTAATATAAGTGCACTATTCAATGTAGACGATGAATATGATGCTGAATATCCTATATTTGCTGCACCAATTTTATCCGATAACTTATCAGCTGCATCTACACCAGATCCTGTTTGGAAATAAAAAGTATTTCCTACATCACTTGGAATAGGTGTGTCTACTGCCACAAATGAAAAAACTGTTCCATCTGTTCCAGCTGCGGTAAATGTTACACCTTCATTGATAGGTGTCTGTATGGTAGCTATTGCATTTGCATTTGTAGCTGCTGTAGTTGCACCAATCTTGATTGCTAATGAATCTGCTGTATATCCAGATGTGTTAAGAACACGAACTACCGTTACCGTTCCAGCACTCCTTAGATATTGTTCTACTGCGTAAGGTGTGTAAAAACGTTTGTCGGTTGAACCAAACATTTCTTCAAACTCAGGAAAATTTCGAATAATTGTAGGTACAAATGCTGGGCCTTTTAATGTAGGTCCAACAATTGCTGCTCCAATTTCTGCAATTCCTTGAGGAAGAAAAGATAGGTCACGTTCTCTCGTAAATACACCCGGACTTACGATTCTTTCTGCCATTTTATTTCTCCTATTATGTTACGATTTAAATAACTCTTTTAGCCCAATAAGGGCAATAAATATTTAATATAAATATCTTATAACTTTCTCAAACGATTGGTTTGAGGGAGATTATTTTAAGCAGTTTCTGAAGCTTTATCAGATTCTACTGGTGCTGGTGTGAATACACCAGTCTGTGGATCTAAATTACCAGGACCATACTTTTCATTCAATTGTTTAACCAACTTTCGTTCATTTTCTTGAACTCCAGCGTAATCAACTTCTACTTGAGCCTCTTGATTTTCAATTGCATCAACTTGTTGTTGAACTAACAATTTCTGAACCTTTAATTGTCCAAATTGTAGTTGTTTTTGTTGATATTCTGTTTGTAGGTCTTGTAAAGATTTCAATTCATCTTCTGTGAATTTTATATCTTGATCTGCCATAACTATTTTCTCCTATTTTTGTTTATAGTAAGGGTTAATATACTATGTATATATATATTAAGTAAAAATCTCTAATTCACTTTTTTCTTGAGAATTTCTACTTCTTGTTTTAATTCTTTGATTGATTCTATTAATAACGGAACGATTCGCTTGTAATCTACTCCTAAATAACCATTTTTTCTCTCTACTACTATTTCAGGAATAACTTTCTGAACTTCTTGGGCGATAACTCCAACATCGTGTCCTCTTTCTCGTGCCCAACCAGGTGATTTCTCATTCCAATCAAACTCTACTCCTCTAATCCCATCTATCTTATCTAATGAACCTTGTATAACTTCTATATTGTCTTTAAGTCTTTCATCTGAGGAATTAAATGCTACAACATCACCATCTGCTATTATATCACCACTTGCAGATATAGCACCTTCATCGGCACCTATTGAACCACTTACAAAAATACTACCAGTTATTATTGCTCCTGCCGATGACCTAACATTACCAGTTACGGATATACCAGTATTTGTGGTTTGAAATTTTGTTGCGTTATTATAATTTAAATCTACTGAATTGGCTGCGTTCAGAACCACCATAGTCTTAGAACCAGCTGCATTTTGAAATGTCTGTGTTCCTGACCTATAAAATATATTTCCTGTTCCAGCATCTTTTATATAACTATTACTACCATCGTGATGAATTTGTAAATCGTTTTCATCACCGAAGTTAATTTTAACATCATCGGGTAATAGTATGCCACTACTTGCTGTTACTTGATTGAGAATCGCATCGGATCCCGATACTATGACTTTTTTCCAATTTGGCATTTAATTTATCTCCCTACGGTTGGTTACTCCTCTCGAAGCCCACTTCCCAATGTCGCCAAACATCAGGCCAATAAAGTTATTCTTCTACCCAAAGTTCTCCATTTTCATTTCGAATTTTTTTTGTTTCCGAATTGACAGAACTTTTTTTAAATTTTTTTAGTGAACTCTTTACTTCTTCTCTACCTCTACTCAAGATACCCAATTGATTTTGTAATTTTTGAATCACTATATTACCTAAACCAATGTATTTTCCAGGTACCATTGAGTTTTCTATGATATTCAATAAAAACTCAATATCTTCGTTATTTAATTGAGATACTTCCTTCTCAACTATTGTTTCTTTGCCCTTAGTTATAAGTGCCATATTGTAACCTCTTTAATTTATGAATAAATCCAAATACTTCCATCGTCATTTATTGCCATTTCACCAACACCATATTCCTTGTCGTCCTCAACAGGTGCGTCATTGTCACCGAGTGCTTTTGCTGTAACAACAAATTCCAATGGTGTAATTGCTGTATCGGCGGCCTTTACTTGTTTTGCTACTGACCATCTATTTGAATCTATATCATGATATATTGCTGAACCACTATCTACAGCTGAACCACTTTGAACTATCAAACCACCATCGACATTAGATGCGGCTGAACCAGTTGCAGTGAATATAAATTGGTCACCAACTGCAAGATTAGTCGTAGAAAGTGTTGTGGTATCACCATTAACTACTAAATCACCTTCAATAGTTGCGTTGCCCGAAACATCAAGTGTTCCTGTTACATGGACACCAGCTGTATCGGTGTTTAATCTTACCGTATTTGCTGATGATATTTTTACACTATCATCCGTTCCGAAATCA